GCTACCAAACAGCCACGAGCTACAGAATATAGAGGATCTTCTGGACGAATAACACTGCCGATTTCAACAGGCATTTCTGCTGATCTCAACAACTTCTCGAACAACTTGTCAAATCCCGGAGGACTTGCTGTTCCGCCTGCAACAATAATGTCAATCGGCTGTCCGATGCGAGCATTCTTGTCTTTATTTTCTGTAAGACCTTTTTTAATGCCAGAAACTGTTTTTTCTATCATCAACTCATACTGTGTACGAATTGCTCGCTGTACAAGTGTGTCAGGCTCTTTATTCAAATCAATCTTTGTTTTTTCTTTGTTAATGAAAGCTACAGTCTCACCAGCAGCACGAGCCGATTGTTGATCAATCCAGTCTCCAGAATTCACGATGGAGAAACTGAAAACTTCTGCACCGAACAAGGAAAATGCCACATTGACCATACCGGCTCCGCAATTGTGAATTGTTAAATTTGGTCCAGAAAATGAATGATCTCCGGGAACTTGTAAATCATATACAGCACCTTCATATTCTTCGTGTTCAATAGCTTGGATTCGACCACAACAAAACCCATCTTCAATAAATATTTTTTCTGAAATTTGGCTGTTTTCACAATCCAAATTAGTCATTAAATCTGATAAAGAATATGAAACTTTTTTGCCAGCCGCACTAACAACCCATTCGTTTAATTTTCCAACAATATTTCTTCCATCTTTCAGATGACTAATCCTTGGTTCTCTCCAAGAAACACTAGAAGCAATTCCAATTCTTGAAAATAATTGTTTTGCAAGTAAAATTAATTTTGTATTAGAGTTTCCAAATGTGATCTGACTTTCAGAAATAGTCCCATCAGAACGAACCAATCCACATAAAAGATTCATACATTCTGAATTGGTTAATTTTTCAATTGACCAAGGATAATGTTTTTTCCCAGCAGAATCATAACAATGATTGTTCATCCAATTTGCCAATCCTTTGCTATAACACTTAAGTCTAATCACATTGTCTGATTTGTTGATTTCTGTGGAAGATTTATCAAATCTTTTTTGCAATATTTCTTTGGAGTCGTTAACAAATTGTTGTTCTTCAAGTCCAAAATCTATTTGAATACATCCTTCTTCTAAGTTAATGCTTCCATCGCCCATAAAATATCCTAAAAACCTTTGTAGATCAGGAGTTGATTCTATGCGTTTTTTATTCCATTTCTTAGAACATGTAATTCTTTCACAAATATTCATTGCAGGTCTTGTTGAATTTCTATCTTGTTTAAGTATTGGCTCTCCAACGATATCTCCAATTTCTAGTTCTTCACAGCCAACCCATGACCAAATTCCATTTCTTTTAACATAAAGTTCATGGTTGTCTACAAACTTATATTCGTCAGTGTTATTTGAATATCCGGCAATTTGTATCTTTGTCATTGCACCATTAAATTCTTTTGTAATAATATTGCTGATTTCACTCCATTTGCCCATATGTGTGATTACTTTATCCCCAATTTTGACATCTTGTATTTCTACAATTCCCTTGTCTGTGTATATTTTTGTTCCTGGACACAAACACGAAACGCCAATTCCTGTAAACATTTTATCGGCAAGTTCTGCATAAACTAAAGCCATAGCTTCATTAATTGGTCTAGCGTCAACTTTAAAACCTTTTTCACTCTTGAAAGCTTTGAAGATGGATTCCAGAATTTTTCTGTGATAATCAGCATCTGTGTTTTCGTTAATGGCATTGGCTGGAACAGAATAACATAGAATCTCTCCGTCCTTTTTGATTTCGTCTAAAAGACTATGAATCATAATACTCATGATCTGAAATGCGTCACGTTCATGCGGGTTTACGCAACCATCTTTCATTGGTCTCTTTAGATCTACATTTCTCATTGTGTAAGCCATGTTAATGGCTGCTTCGCCGAGAGCATAAGCCACGTTGGCGTCTTCCCGATGAATTAATGGAACGCCAGATTTCTTCATCATGTTAAAAACAAAGTCATTCTCAAGTTCCATTTCAAGAAATGCGTTCACTTCTCTCTTGTAAATGAAATTTCCTTCTGCATTTCTTTTACAGCAAACTAAATTATACGTCCCAGCGTCAAATCCGATTCCGCTCATAGTTGCTCCTTGTCTTTTCCAAATTTAAGTTTAACACCAGAAAAGAAATCCGGGATCATTAGTTCGGCATCCTTTTCTTTATCTTTTTCAAGCACAGAAACGCTTTGTGCATCGATTGCATTAGCTGTTAATTGCCCATCAATTGTAATATTGATATTCAAAGTAATTTCAATCTCGCCATCTTTCGGGACGATTCGAATTTGTGTCTTTGGTTGCTTGACTATCTGTGGCATGATGGTATTTACGATATCAAAATGCCATTTTATTTTAAAACTACAATTCTATAACAGCGACAATCACATAAAAGCTGCAATAAAATGCTTATTTATCTGTCTTAGAAGACAATTTATCAAATGCAAAAAGTATAGAATTTGCAGTTATTTTAGAACAACATGGAACTTTTGGTGCTTCTTTAATTTTTGGACATTTGCCCCAATCATAACAGCCAGAATATTTCAATGGACACGGGCCCTGAACTAATTCCACATTTGGATAATGCAAAGCATATGTTGGGCCATTAACGAATGTGAAAATTCCAACAACAGGTTTTTTCATTCCTCCTGCTGCATGAAAATGAGATGTATCAACACTTACAATAAAATCAGCTTGATTTATTACAGACAACCATTTTCTTAATTTAAGACCATAAATTGTTGGTATATCGTTTTTCAACAATCCGTATATAGGCGTTCCATGAAGCCCGGTTACAAAAAATCCACGATCACGAAGACCATTTGTCACCTCAACCATTAATTCGTCTGTTAGATTTTTATTGTGCATAGCTGAAATTGGAGCCAACACAACGATCTTTCCATTTCTATCTCTGTGTTTTTCTAATATGTCTTTTCCATCTTTATTTTCTTCTTCAGAAATTTGAAAGTGCATTTCATGACTTGTAAGAGATACTCCACAATGATTTGCCCAGATGTCACTTCTGTGTTTTCCAGACATAGGAGCCATGTTCATCTCCCAACGACCACAAGATGTTGTGGTGTTATAATGTACAATATAATCATGACAGTTGACAGAGTTTGAATCAAGAATCTTGTCTATAAAAGGATGATCAATTAAAGCGTCATGGTAAATAGCTGGACAAGAAAAATGAATTTCTACATTTGGCATAAGCTTCTTAAAATCTTCGAACATCATTCTGTGCATCAAAATGTCGCCTAGACCGCCACATCCTCGCTGAATTAAAACTTTTTTTCTTTTTTTATAAAAATCACGAATTCCAATAGTGGGCTTTGCTTGTTCTGGTCTTTTATAATCGATACGTTGTCGAATAGGTAATTTTGATTTTACTACTGGCATTGTCTAATAGAGTTCAAAGAAAAAAAAATGGACACGGTTCCTAAAAACCGTGTCCAAGTAATTTTTCAGTTGTTAATAGTCAATTAGCTAGTTGGTGTAGACTTGATGGATGCCATCCAATTAGCGGTAGAAGTTCCGCTAGAAGTCTTAAGTCTCAACAAAGTAATTGCAAGGTCTCCATTGTTGAAGATTTGGCTTTCACCTGCATTCAGCGTGAATGTGACGTTAACGTCTCCATTCAATTCGCCTGTAACAGACTTTGTACCGTCCAAGTTCTGAATCTGCAAGAATCTTGCTGGTCCACCGTATGTGGTAACAAAATCGATTACGTTTCCAGACAGTGCTGTTGTCAATGTAACGGTTTCACCCTTAGCGAATGTATTTTCTTCTGGGATGTCGCTGTAAACCGAACCGTCATCTGTAATAACTTTAATGAAAGCTTGTTCATGAGATACTTGTGGGTAAGCAAATCTCTTCCAGTAGTTGCAGTCGGTGAATTGATCCCCGTCTTTCAAAAGTCTGTAGGTTCTGTTAGGACCAGCAACATAAATCTGACGTTGCTTTGATGTTAAGAATGCTGAACCAAGCTGACCATAGCCGCTTCCAGAAACGTAGGATGATGGATCGACATCCAATTTTCCCTGATTTACATTTTGTAGTTGTACTTGAAATACTGACATGTTTACTCCATGTGTTCTTTAATGTGTATTGTCCGTCACAATTATATATTCAGGACATTTATTTTTGGCATCATAGATTTATACAAGCGTGTACCTACTCCTGTTGGAACCAAATGTGTTTCAATTCCAGAAAATGCCGCCTGACACAAACCAACAGATTCTACGCCCATAACTAAACCAGCGTCATTTACATCTGTGTCATACTCACAATACATACCTTTTAATGTGGCGATTCTTTTTAATTTGTCTATCTTGTATTTTTCCAAAGTTTTAGTAGGGTGAGATCCTTTGGTTATGATCACACATTTGGTTGTTTTTTCTGGAGTTTCAGGTTGTAATCCAAAATTTGTAAGACCAGCACTGATGATAAAATCTTCAATTGGATGAGTAGATCCATTATATCTAAGCTCTGAAATATGTGCAAAATCATTTTTTCTAATTTTAAGCTCTGATATCTTTAGAACGTGATTACATTCTTTAAGCAATTCAATTTTATCGTCTTTGCATCCTATGTAAATCACAAGATCTGGAAACTCTCTCTCCAAGATTGGCTTGAGATTTTTCAGTTGCACAAGGTATTCGTCGGAATTTCCAAAATAACAGATGCAATAGTTGTTGGCTATTTTGGAGTATTCAGTAAAACTTATCATAAGACAATATAAGATCAATTACCTTTTCATACTTGAGAAAAATTTTCATGAACGATCAAGAAAAATCAGAAATAGGCACTAAAACTTTTGTTGGTTTTTGTCATCAATTTGGAGATGATATTCATGCACAGATATTACTGGAAGAATTATTTAAGGGGTTAATCCATGAAGAGACTTTATTTGTATTTGGCGAGCCGATCCAAGGAGGGGATGAAGCTAGTGACAGTTCTACAGAGCGAATCTGCGACAACATCGAAGTTGACGGATCTATCGAGTCTGAATCTACCGATTGCTTGGGAACTTCGGATTTCTCAGATTATCCATGACAATAGAATGTTGTATGAGCCTTGGGTGGAAACAGCTAAAGATTACAACGAATTGGCATCACGTCTTCAATCAAGAGGTTACTCCAACATCACAACAGGAGCAATTCCTTTGTTGGACTTCAAAGCATATTGTGATGCACCTATCGCTGATACAAATTCATGCAAAATCGTTAAAACGATGCTTAGAAAAAAAGATTAGTATTGCAAAATTATTGCAAATTTGATAAATATAAAAGTATGTTTAATATTAATATTTGTGAACAAAACTATGGAATTGGTTGTACTAAAATAATAATGTCTATAGAAGTAGATGGGCGAAAATACAACAAATATATTATTGTTGCCGATGAAATGATAAGAAATGAAATTTATAATGACATGATAATAAACAATATGAAACAAGATATTGTTGAATCTTCTGCCAAATTAAAGGCAATCTGGAGTTTTGAATCACAACAAGATTTTGTAAATTCGCAAAACTCAGAAGATGTACCCACACTTGCAGAAATCATGAGTAGAGATTTTTTAGGGACCATGTATAATTCCCTAGATTCAGAAGACAATTCTCGTTGCAATTCTCGTTGCAATTCTCGTTGCAATTCTCGTTGCAATTGGAAAGAAGAAGGTTTTTGACAAGTTGCTGAATCAATCAACTTGCGTTCAATTTTCATTCTTCGTTTTTAGCGATCTTGACACAAAATCTTGGCAAGTAAAATTCTCCTGATTCAACTTCAATTTGAATTCTTTTTTCTTCTACTGTAAGAATTGTTCCGCCTTCTTCTATAAATTCATCGATCAGAGACTCAGCATCGCTCTCTGAATCCACCTTTTCCATAAGTTTGTTCTTGCTTACTTTTGTGCGTACAGATTTTCCGACATACTTGTCATATGGGTTTTCTTGTTCGATACCAAGAGTGAAGAAACTGGACAAGTCTTTTTGTTCTGTTATCCAGTTCTTAAAATCTTGAAGTGAAATTCTTTTATTTTGCTCCATTGGGCTCCTCCCCATTAACGAAAAAGTTTAAAGCATCCATTTCAGATTTTATATATGAGGCATTAAAATAATCTCCGGCATCAGAATAATCAACAACAGTCACTTCTTTGTCTTTTTGATGTGTTAACCAGTAGAGATTTGCATCTATAATTTCTTTGGATCGTATGTGTTGAGGATATGTCCACAGTCCGTTCTCAAGCCTTACTGCATAATCACGCTCTCTTTCAAACGACTCGTCACAGCACATTAACATGAGATTTTCTACCCCAAATTGGTACGCCAATCCTATAGCCGCACAAACAGGATTTCTGTAGTCATCTATAAAGTATTTCTCGCTATATTCCGCTCCAAATGACTCGTCTGGAGTAGGGGAATAGACATACAAATCATTCTTGTATGACTTCGTGAAATTATAGTTCGTTCTGATTGAAGAAACACAAATTGGATAGTAACCATTTTGCTTTGGGAGAAAGTTAGAACATTCTTGATATGGGTTGTTTACCACATAGGCATTGATGGATTTTTTTCCTGTAAGTTTCCAGTCTTTCAAGGCACCATTGATCGCTAAAACGCAAACATCTGTCGGCATCTTGGCAATAATTTCATGTCTTTTCGCAAAACTATACCCGTCAGACACGATGACTATCTTGTTGAATGAAATGACTTCATCAGCAATTTTTGGTCTTATTGAATTTACTTGCTCATTGTGAACAATCAATCCGTAATCTTTTTGATCGTATAAATGAGACACAGTGATTGGAGTATTGTTATTTTTCGTGAAATTACGAACCCATGTTCCGCCTCCAAGAATATATTCGTTAGTGAGATGTTTTTTGACTTTCATTTGTTCCCTGTCTTCCTTTCTTTCTTAATCTTATAGTAGATTTTGGAATATTTGTAATGTTGTGAATCTCTGTTACTGTTTTTTTATCTAACAACAAACGATATATTTCTTCTTCTTTTTCTCTTGTTACTTTCTGCAACTTAATTCCTTTGCGAGCATTAGGATTCTTAAACATATCAGTGACGCCATTTTGATGCAATGCAAAGCGACTTACGCCAATCTCTTTTTCAATATCTTCCCATTTCTTTCCTTCAGCACGCAATATTTCTACCTTGGCAATAACATCTGGCGTAACAGTCCTATATGTCTCTCTTTTTACTTTGCCGCCATATTTGTTATCTTCAACTATAGTTTCTGTTCTACGAAGTTGCGTCTCACTGACTCCAGTTATTTTGCAAATCTCAGCAACAGTATTGTTTTGATCTCTAAGTTCTTGAACTTGTTGCTTAACTTCTTCTGTAAGCTTGATCTCATTTCCTCTGCCTGTATTGTGATATAAATCATTTTGTTCAAGACATGAATAAACAGCAGATCGTGTGACACCTAATTTGATTGCAATAAAATTTTTGCTTTCTCCCTCATTGAACAATTCAATAATTTTTGCATTGGTTCCTGTTGTCCAATAATTTTCAATGTTTTTAGTTTCTATTGTTTTTTTAATTGACTCTTGTGATAAAACTTGTTTTTCGTCAACAACTCTATTTAAGTTGTAACCATGTTCTCTTTCCCAAGATTTATAATATTCAATCCAATATCCTTCCTTTTCTAGTAACAAAGATATGTTGCATTCCTCAATCACAATAAATTCAAAATTGTTTTCCCCGTATTTATTCCATGCACTTTGCAGGTGCCTATTAAAATGAATGGAATGCCTTAATTGAACAAGATGGTTTTGAGACCATCTGTAATATACAGATTTAGAAGATCCAATATATCGCTTATTGTTTGTTTTGTTGATTATGGCATAAATGCCGCTAATGTTTTGTTTCATACAAATATCATAGTACGCCTGCGTGAAAAATTGCACTTAGCGGGTCTGACATGGCACGATCATAACGCATGAGCCATTAGCATTTTGCTGCATGATCTGATCCATTGTGATTTTTAGTTCAATAGGAGCACCACGATAAACTACTTCTATTTCTGGCATTTTATCTGGAAATAAAAGTGGGATTCCGAAATTTTCTGGCATAGAAATTGGAATTGAGATCGGACCTTCAAGAATGATTTTGTCTGGAAGGTTGCTTTCCAAAATTATCTTCTCTGGAATTGGTCTTGGTATTTCCAGAATAATTCTTTCTGGCAAGGTGCTTTCTACTTTAAGAAATACTTCTGTATTGACCTGCACAGGAATTGGACCGCCTTTATAAACTAAGTCAAATTCTTCTGGCAACTCACTGCCATCCAATCTAATTGAAGTTGGAATGGGACTATCTGGTCCATAGATTTTAATATCAGGGATATAAACTTCACTTGAATCAATTTTGATCCTGTCAATCATGTTTGATGTGTCAATCATGATTTTGGGCATATCTGGTGCAATGATTCTAATCTCAGATGGCAATCCAACTGGTTCATATTCTACAGTCATTGTTCCAGCAGCTTGGAATAAATCGGCAAACTCAGTGCCAAATTCATTAATGATAGATGGATCTGCGGCAAAACGACGAGGAGGTTTAACTTGTCTAGCCATTGTTAAAGCTACTTCCATGTTAGGAGGCATGCCCCAATCAACTTCTAATCTTGGCAAATCTGAAGAATCCAATGAAATGAAGATGTTTGATTGTGGAGGAACGATTACAATCGTTGGAGGAATTGGAGGATCAATTATGATTGTCGGAGGAATTGGAGGTTCAACCAAAATAATTGGAGGAATTGGAGGTCCAGTGATTTCAATTGTGCTTGGAATGTTAATGTTACTAAATCCAGTAATTATAATTTGACTAAAGAAGTTTCCTTCAATTACAGAAGGAATTGGACCAATCTGACCTTCAATTGAAATACAAGGAACAACCAGTGGCGGAAGATTTATATCTGCTTCTGGAACAGTACATGGAACAAAAGTGAAGTCTGGGATTTCCGGTATTTCTGGCACAGGAACAATAAGCGTCATTCTGATTTGTGGTGGTGGTTCTGATGGTTCTTCACGTTCAATTGGCGTTTGAATTATTTGACATTTATCATTGGTAACTGTAACAACAGGGTCTACAGTAGAATTTACAGCATATCTATGGCTTCCTTGGAATTCTGTTGTCGTGAAAGATCCATCTCCAAAATCAAGTCTATAACTGTTTGTGTTTCCTGTAATCTGTATTAGATATGTTGCTAATTTTCCAGTGATTGGACTGTCTTCAATAATATTGAATGTGAAATTGATATCAGGGCAATCAAAATCATCAAAAATCACCTCTAATGCTTCAAGGTTTCTAATTCTCCAATCCAATGTTGGTCTGCGAGGATCAAAATTGTAACCAATGAAATTTTCTGTTTTCAGAATAGCATTGACCATTTGATTATGGTGTTCTGCAACAACAAAGCTTCTTATCCAAGTTCCTCGTGTGTTGAATTTCGTGTGCTCTCCACCTAGATTTCTTGCACAATTCTTAAGCTTGTTGACCTTTCCTTCGCTATTTTTGCCAACCTCATCGTAATACAAAAGCTCTCCGTCAATATTCGCAAACCCATTGTTTGCCCAAATTTCAGGCTTATCTCCCACAACAGGAATGATGTCTATTTCTTGAGACCATGCAGAATTGTCTAAACACAGTTTTGTTTCAGTCGTGTTATAGACCAAGAACAATGTGTAGTCATCATCTATGGCACGAGGGAATTGCGTCGAAGGAGGAAAAACCATATTTTGCCCTTGAAATACGAGGAATTATCTAGTATATATGTTTTTATTAAAGAAAGTCATGGTGTATGGTAGATCTTGGATATCGTAGATTACACCTTTTGTTGCAATTGATGAATCTGGTTAATTAATCCCAGCCACCCATTGTTCCCCTTCTGGACGAGGTGCCAACAATTTGAAGCTTAGGTCGATTTCACTAAATTTTACAAATGCGTTTTCACTATAGTCAAAACTCAAATACGCTCTATGGTCACTGTCCGAAGCAACAAGAAACGTGTTTGACGAATTGTCAAATCCTTGAACACTTGTGTCTTGCAACTTTCTGTAAAGCAAAGAATTTACTCCGGGTCCACCAGTTGACCAAGCTGTTGCAGTATCATCAAATTTAGAGATAGACCCTGTATTGTTCAAAAGGTATATACCCGTGCTCAAGTTTGTTAATTGTCCTTCTATTTTGGTCGGACCTTGAATATCTTGCATCTTTCTTATAGATGTGAAAGGATTAGACACAGAACCTTCTGTTCTGTAAAAATTCTTAATTCTAAAAAATGGTCCAACTCCGTCATTTCTTGCGAAATATCCTGTACTATCTTTCCAAGCACTTCTATAGACGCTGAAATGTCCGTATGTGTTATCTCCACTGCCATCATAAACTGCTGGATTAGAATTCAATTCTGCGGCACCATTGAAATAATTGCTGTCAGAAAATGTCGTGCTTGATGTTGTTAATCCAGACAATTCTAATGCTGTTTTTGATGTGTTTGTATATGAAGTGAAAGGAAGTCTTGTTGGAGTGTCTCCAAAGGCAAAATAAGAAATTGATGGAGAATTTACATTAAGCCAATTCCACTGTCTTGTAATTGAAGGTTTTGTTATATAAGTTCCAAGGAATCCGTTAAATTCTCTTACATTTATCACTTCGCTCGACACTGGATCTAATTCATTTCGTCCTCCAGCCCAATAAAGCATAGCTGTTCCGCCTTGACCAGAAGCCAATGTTCCTCTTGCTGCAAAACCAGTATTTCTCTTAAATTCAGAAATTTGTTTGTTAGATTGTGGCAAGGACATCAAAAAGTCGTCATTTCTAGTAACCGCCAAATTGTTTGAAGAATTGATTTTGAATGTTTCGCTAATTAAACCATATTCATATGATTTTACAGTGTTTGCATCGCTAAACACCCATAGCCACAAATTATAGTTTTCAACAATATCAACAGATTCGTTGTAAGTTGTTATTCTGTAAGCTTTAAATTCTGTATCTACTCTTAGTTTTATGTCGTAGATTCCGCCGATGCTATAAGATGCTTTGGTATTGGGAGAACTTGGATGCAATAAATCATCTCCTAAAAGCCAATTGTATGAAATTATAGGATCAATAGGAATGTTTGAATCATTAAGTTGTTCTCCAGAATATGAGTATCCTAGATTTGATGGATTTTCTCCAGAAGGAAGTTCAATGTGAATTAATGTGTTGATTGGAGAACGAATCTTCGGAGTTGTTTCAAATGGACCATCTGGTGGAACACCGGGTTCCACTTGTTGATTTGATGTGTTTTCAATAAATCGAATGATAGCGTTATCTGGTGCTTTGACTCTGGCATTGATTAATTTTGGAATAACAATGACATCAGAGCCAAATCCGTTTTCCACAGTCAACTTTACGTCATAGATTCCCGGCTCTTGGTAACATTTTTTTATGGTTCCGCCGTCTTTGTCTCTTACGATTACATTGACTGCACTTTCTGGAACCATACTTGTTTCGCTAATTAGCGAAACAATTGAATTTGTGTTGTCACCAAAATCCCAAGTTAATTTTACTTCACCGGCATCACCATCTGTTCCGAGTCTAAAACTTAAGTCTTTGAATGTGACACAAAAAGGAACATTTCCAATTTTCTTATCTGCTGAAAACCAAGCTTTTGGCTGTAAAACTAATCTTCTAAGAAAGTTGATTCTTCCTTCTAGTGTTGGTCCGAATGGTTCTTTGTCTTCCGTTCCTTTAACGCCGCAAAATTCTTGTATAGAAATTAAAGTGTCTTTAAGATTGTTGTGATGGTCAGCCATCACATTAACAGTTATGTTTGTGATTCTTTTAATCTTTGGCACATCTGCAAATCCTTCTAATATTGTTAAATTAGAAAATACAATCGTTTCCGAATCAAATGATTCGTAATAGAAAGATATTGCTCTGTTTTTTAAATCACTGCATTGCTCTGTCAATGTGATTTGTCCAGTTGGAGGAATTCTTGATACAACCAAGAAGTCTCCTTCTGCGTAAATCACATTATCTCTGGGATTGTAATCAACAGAAAGTCTTAATCTAAGAGAATCATGTACCAAGTACAGATTGTTATCTGAATCAAAGCTTTCTGGATAAAGAGGTACTTCTGGTATCATGATTTCCTTACATTACCAATAATGGATTTGACAGTTGATATTTTTTGAGTGTTCCGTTACTAAATTGTACCAGTTCTGTAACAATGTAACTTCCCGGAAGACTATAGATGTGGTTCATTTGATGAATATCTGGATCTTGTTGAGTAAATGTTTCTCCATCTCCAAATATCCAGTTTCTTTGGACAATGTCGCCATCCGTTTGATCTACAAATATAAACTCCTTTGGATCAACACTGTTCTCTGTTGCATACTCAACAGAATATGGCAAATCAATCGAATCAACATAAAAAAATGGTGATGATTCTTCTTTGTCTACAGTAATGTAGTTGGTTTTTGTAACGATCCCTTGAGCACCCGTTGTTGTAACTACATTTAACTTTACTGTATATTTCCCTTCGGAAACATATGTGTGCGTAGGACTTTTTTCCAAGGATGTTCCGCCGTCTCCAAAATCCCATAAAAATCTAGCAACATGTCCTGTTGTGAAATTTTGGAATCTAACCTCAAGAGAAGGTGCCCCTTTGATTGGAGACGCTCTAAACAATGGCTTCGGAGCCAAAAATCTAATTTCTTGCTTTTTCAATATACCATTTAAAGATTCTGGTTCTGGAAAGTTTTTAACCCCGAGATCAACTTCGATGTTAAGTATCGCATCTTTTATAGCATTGTGATGTTCTGCTACGACAGAATTAGAAACCCAACTTTTTACTGCTGGCCAAAAATTTATTTTTGATCCAGCATAGCCTCTTTTAAGTTGTTGAAATGTATTGCTTGTTTTCTTATTGTAGTAAATCAATTCGTATTCGCCAGCTTCTCCCGGAAGAGGACCAATTCTTAATTCTCCTTTATCTGGGAACAATGATGTGTCTTCAACAATGATTGTTTTTCCGTTGTAAGTCAAAGTTTGTTTAAGTGAAACAAAAGAATTGTTTGTTGCTTCAAACAATATATGCTTGTCATCAAGGGCTTCTGGGAACAAACTCAAGTCGCCAGTTCTATAAGCGTCGTCAAGTGAAGATATACGATCTATGAACATGTTTCTACCTTTTTTAAATTCTCATTTTTATCTGTCATTTTTATCCTGCTACTTTTGCTTTTGTTTCTACTTGTGGCGGTTTTGCTTGTTCAATCATTTTCTTTTGAATGTTATCAATTAATTTTACGACATGCTGTTTTACAGTAGAATCGTCTCCAAGACACAATACTGTTCTGACAAATTCTGGCTCTAATGGACGTTGTAAAATTACTCTTAAATTGAATTCCTCAAGTAGCTTTTCATTCCACATCTCCCTTTGAGCTTCGTCATCGTCCAAAGGTTTTATTTTTTCGTAATTATTAACAATCTTGTCATAAGCAGAAGCCAAAAAAGATAATTCTTCAAGAACACATCTAAGTTTTTTATTAACTTTTCTGGCCGATAAAATGAGGGATTCTTTGTCACGTTGCATCTTTCTTATATTTATCTCATACTCCTGAGAATTTAAGTCTGTATATTCATTCTTGTCTTTTGCTTCTGATCTAAGAACCCTGTTTTGTCGTTCAATTCTGATATCAAACAATTCAAGATTGTCTTCAGCATCTTCAAGCTGTTTTCTGTAAGAATCAACAGTTTCAACTCTAGCTTGCATTTCCCTGACAATTTGCCATAATTGAGCTTGAGCAGTTGGCTCTTTGCCAATTACGAATTTTTCGAGCTGAAAGAATGTGTGGCGATCTGGAAGATCGACTTTGTTTAAAATCATTTCGATTTTTTCAATAAGTTCGGTTGACAAATTTACCTCCATATGTTTGTTTAATATAGTTATGTTGCGAAGAGTTGCTCAGTTTTTGGCTAAAAAGAAAAGTTTGATATTAAATCTCACATGAAAAATTACAGTGGGTTATAAAAATTTGATTATTGATCTTGATTCAAGAAAATAATTTGTTAGTCTGATTAAAGACGATTTTCTAGATTGCATGAGATACAAAGTAACTTTTAGGGAATATTACACATGGGTAAATTAGATTGTGCTTGTGGGTATTTGAGCGGAGCAATGGAAAACGTGGCAGATCACGGCGTCGAGTGGAGAAGGAAGTTTGTTAAGCTCATTGCAGAATCTGGTCTTAAAATTGACTTGATCGATCCGACTGATAAGCCGGGCGGCTATGATATCAAAATCGGAGAAAACAAAGCTTACCAAGAAACACTTCAAAAAGAAGGTCGTTGGGAAGAGCTTCGTCAGTATGTCAAACAATATCGGAGATACGATTTAAGGTTTGTGGACATTTCCGATTTTTTGGTTGTTGTTGTAGATACAAAAGTTCCACAATGGGGAACCTCAAATGAGGTTTATACTGCTGAACAACAACATAAACCAATGTTTTTCATATGTGATGGTGGTTTGGCAAAATTTCCAAGATGGCTGTTTGATGTTGCAGATCTTGATGATCCTATCAAAAACAAGAGATGCAATGTGTTTCAGTCTGTAGAAGAAGTCGTTGCAGAACTGGTGTCTTTAGATACTGGAGTGAATCCACTGAGTGATGAATGGGTTTTGGTTAGAAAGAATCTGGAAATTCAACGTTTAAAAACCATATCGACGCCAATCTAAAATTTGTTCTATCTTCTTGATTTTTGGAATTTTAATTGAGGCAAATAAGGGAAATGATCGGAAATTCATCTCTAAAATTATAAAACCATCTAATTCACGCCAATTAATCAAATTTAAAACAGCGTTATTAATGGTTTGATTGCTTATTTTAATAGTAACAGGTTTGAAATTATTGTTTGTAATAGATTGATTTACAAATTGCATCCAATCAGTAAATTGAGTTTGTTGTACTTTGTCAAATCTGCCGTCAGTTTCATATTGTACTGAAATGTTTAGAGCAAACGCATTAGTCAAAATATAATTTTCATTTTCATCTAATGTCTACCGTCCATCCTTGAGCGATTGTTGTCATGCAATTTCTTTCTAGGTAATTCTCATTCCGACTATTCCTTTGAATACTGCTTTCTTTTCAATCGCATCTATGCACCAGAAAAGTTTTGCTATTTCAAAGTCATTCATTCCTTCTTTAATCATAGGAGATTCAGGAAAATCTCCAATTTCTTGAAAGAATTTTGTATTAATCACAACACCGTTGAGTGAGCTAGACACGAAGTCATATTTTTGTTCAATGACCGGAAAAAGAATATCCTTTTCTGATTTTGCAAACATCTCTATTTTCTTTTCGAGATATGGTCTGATGCGGCTTCCTCCAAACATTAACAAAGCCCATTCATGTTTCATTTTCTTCATGCCAAGATTAATCAAACTTGTAATTGTGTCTTTGCCTTTGTATGTTGGACATATTTCCTTGAATTCTTTCATATCAGCAGCGTTAGCGTCGTCACCAACTATAGCGATTGACTCTCTGTCATAAGAATTGTGTCCGATTGAGCCTATGCTATTCTTGACCCCAGCAATATTTCTATCAGGGGAAAGGATTATAAATCCTAAATCCATGTTGTGTCCTTAAACAAACGAGATATCGTAATCAATTTTAATCACATCATCTTCTGATATTGCAGAAGATAAAGCAAATTCTCCATTTACTGAGTTTGAAACAAAGGACAAAAGAGTCCATGGATCATCAGCAAGTGGTCCGGGTGCATAAACTTCTATGTCTTCAAAAACTCTGACCCCATTTACATAAACACGTAGACTTCCATCAACAAATGGACTTGGGGTAGAGTCTACTGTATAATTGATATAATCTGGGTCCATCAAATTAACATCAACTGGAGTAGATCCATAAAAGTGTCTATGAGCAGCAGCTACTGGAAACCCAAGTTCAAATGTAAGAATGTTGGGAGCAGTTATAACTGGAACCACACTACTTGATGCTTGAAGTTCAATAACTCCACCATCAAACAATATCACAGAACTGCCATCTACATCAATCTGAATTGATAAATTTGTAGCGTCTTCTGAAATTAAATCTAACTTATCAGATTGATATTTGGTCATTCTAACATAATTTAATGTATCTGCGTGATCTTCTATGCTGTGCAAAGCTTCGTCAATTGCACTGGATTTTAAAGAACCGTCTGAATTTATAGACTGGTTCAAACGATTAGATACAGATCCTTGAGTGCCGATAGCATCCCTAATTTGTTCTAATAAGTTGTCTACAGACAAATTGATTAAATTCTGACGCCTTAAGATGTTCTTAAGAGGCAGATTGTCTATCTCCCAATGATAAGGATCTTGAGGATGATATAAAACTTCTGGAATTAATTCTATGCGTGGGATAGCACACCTTCCTTAAATAAATATCCCCAGCGTTTTCCGCTCAGAATTTTACTTACAACAGAACAATCTATGTTAAATTTATTGGACAAATTGGACTCCTTTAATAACTCTCGAAACAATACTTTAACAACTAATGCCGATCAGGAATATAATTTGCTACATGAGTTGAATTTAGATTTATTTGTTATTGGAACTTATGAGAACCTACAGCATTTGTTATTCGAAGATAACCTGTAGCAACTCTTATAAATTGGTTATCTGGAACTTTATTAATTGCATCAGATACAATTCTTACTATAAATTGTTTGAATTTATCGGGAGTCAATTGTTCTGACAAATATGCAGCCTGTTGTTCGGCAGACATTTTACTCATGTCTAAATTTAATCTAGGGGCTGTTTCCCAATCTTGTTTTTCAGGCTGAGTAGGCTGAGTAGGATTATCTCCTGAAAAATTTTCCATCCAAATGTCATATTGATTTTTATAAAATGACTCATGCTTTGTTAAATGTTGATTCTGATCATTATTGTTTGTGAAATACATTTTGCTCCTATTTTCTTAAGTTAGATTGGTTGACCAATCTCGACACTGTGCTTTGATTGATATTTAGTGTTTCTGCAATGTTTTTTTGAGAAACTCCTTGTGAGTTCATGTCAACTACCTGTCGCTTTTTATCTTTTGTAACTCGTGGTTTTTTAAGCTTTGGTCTACTGAGACCAAGATGACCCCATTGTTCTCCAGATAAAACAGCAGAGATGTTAGATGTTCCAATTTTCTCTGCTATTTCTTTCTGTAACATGCCTTCATCCCTCATTCTAAATATCTCATGCACCTTATCTTCTGTAAGAATAGATCCAGAATGGTCTTCTCCTCGATGTGGCTGTTTTGTATATCCGATGGTTTCTGTTTTATACTTGAAGCAATCCCATTCAATATGTGGCTTTATCATATCAATGAAATCAAAGTATGAGTTGCGACCAATGTAAATTTTGTATTGTCCTTCTTTTCTACCGCCAGTTTTTTTGTGACTATTTATTCCAATATCTTCTTTAAGTCTATTGATCAAAAAATCTACTTCATCAACCGTAAAGCTTTGTGTATTTAACTCAATGTTAGCATCTTTTTGGTTATTGCTGCCGTCATCCATGTGCCAAATGCACAATGTAAGTGGCGTCAGTTTGATGTCTGTAGGAACTATCTTACGTCTTTTGAATCTATGATGATCTGTGCGAGGTACATACCACTTAGATTCAATCTGATTCCAAATTTTGTCGCAACGAGAACAAAAAACATATCTATCGAAATGTGACTTTTTGCCATTTGCAACTATTCCAGTAGCTTTGATTGTCATCGGCCTGACAGAACAACCAAAACTCAGGAATTCTTTAACATACCAACAAATATAACTGCTTTTGTCGTCTCCTTGGTGATCTCGTTTTGATTGTCCAATCTGTAGTTTCATCATCGGATCAACGAAATTCGTCCAAATTGTTCCGTCGCCCAAAAGCGATCCTGTAACTATCTGTGTTTGTCTCTCTGTAAGCATAATTGCCTCCTTTCGGATATTTATACCACAAACAAAAAGAATTGGCAACTATTTTTCAGATGAAGTTTAAGCGCCAATTGAACGTAATTTGCATGTCTTCTGTTTTGTTAAGATCTGCAAATGTAGTCATACTGTATAAATCTCCATTAGCCATTTGTAGAGCCATTTCATTTAATGTGACCCCTACAATCTCATTAAATGATATTACAGACGTTAATATGACCTGTGTTGGCATTGAACCATCAACACTGGCGATTACAGGCTTAGAGAGTCTAGTGACTCCAAATAAACCTTCTCGACCAGCATTCACGTATTTTTTAACTCCACTCTGAGTTCCGCCATCTCCAAACAACATTCGAGTGATGTAAAATTGATAGCTATCTCCAATTTGATTTGCTAAACTCCTACAAAGAGCACGTCTTCCTGTCAAAAGAATGGTATTATCGACATTGAATATTTCTTTTTCTCCATCTTTCCATTCTCTAATAATTTCCACATCTCCCAATGCAAATGTATCACTGTTCATAATGCTACTCCTTCTTCGGTGTTGCCAGATCTTGTTTCAATTGTAAAAGAGACGCCTTCTTCCTGACCTACATTTTCTTGCATCCCTGTTCCGCCAGCCGACAGTGCAACAATTGCTAAGTTCCCAACTGGATCTGAAATTGTTCTAATTACTGGATCATTTCCATCACGATCTAATTCACTAAATACTGTAAATCCCACGTTTACTCCAATTTTTGGAAAATGCACCAAACTATAAGCCACTGTTGTCCCGCCAGAATTAGAAGTCATCCAATATTGATCTCTTCCAGATAATTTGACTTCTTTTTCATCCCATTCAAGAATTCTAAAGAACTCTTCGTTGATTTTAAACATGTAGTTTTCTTTAAAATTATTATCTTCTAACAAGAGAACGGGAGGGTTACTTCCATTTTGAATATCAAATTCTGATTCATGATCATCAAATGTAGTTAAATGCAATCCTTTATATCCAAATTGCCCAATTTTCCTATTGGCAATTCTTCTTCTTATTTCAACTGTAACCCCAGCCATGTCGCCATCTGTCCAATTTCTTATCCAGAATTCTTGACCAGAAAACGAAACAACTTCATATTCTGTGCTGTTGTAATATAGGAAGTCTCCAATGTTTACTACTTGATGAATTTCTAAAATACTATCATTGAAGTTAACAATAGCACGTCTTTCTACGGCTAAATTTGATTCATCTGATTCGTAAATTTCTACATCATTATCGTCAAGTATTTGGTATGTTATATTTGTTGTGTTTGATGTTGGAAGACTTGAATTTCCACTAAGAATTAAGGCTCCATTGACTAAATCTTTGATTTCATATGGAGTTAATGAATATGCTGGAATAAGAACTTTCCATGATCCGCCAGTGTAATCTGGGGTATTATCTATGTCCCATAATGTCTTTACTCCAAGATCTTCAAACAACACAGTTGAATCTGTAAATTGTAAATAATCATCTTGGTTGATCTGTGTAGAAAAATTGCTGTAAGTTATATTCGACAAATTGAATGTAAATTGACTTTCATTTAAAGGCTCATTAACGGCAGATGATACATTTGCTGTTCTTCCGTCCAAATTTGAAATTGTATATGTTCCAGCATTCGGAGAAGGAGAAAGAACTTCCAAAACGTGATATTGCAACATCACGCCAGTATCCTGAAGAATAACGTCTGGAGTTACAATTGAAACATATTCATTTATAGCTGTGCCTAACTTTCCAGACAGAACTGTCATTTGATCAGCCAGTGTTTCTCTATCAACATACCATTCTGAATTGATGTGTCTTGTAAATATTGGATTAGACTCTCCAGATAAATGATTTTCAATTCTGTTAATATGAACTAAAAAATCAATTGCTTCTGTTGGCGGATGAACGAATTCACTAACTTCACCAGTGAAACTGATTGTTTGCAATACGGAATGAAAAGGCATAAATTCTTTAAGAACATCTTGAGCTTCAAGCATTCTGTCATTGCAAAGTTCTTCAACGCCAATATCAACGCTGTAGCTGCTGCCAATACAAGATCCACAAGGATCAATGAATTTTTTGTCTATGTTACATACATCATACGATGGTCTTGTGCTGCCATTGTACTCTTCCATGTTGTAAATGTTTTCAGAGTATGCAAACTCAGTTCTAATAAATCCAAACACCAAAGGATCAGCAAATGGATGTTTTACTGGGACCAATACAGAAAACAAAGGATCTTTTTCATCAATAATCCTGACATTCCAATTCTTGGGCGGAAACTCTTGATTGGCTTCATCTCTGTTGTCTAGTAAAGGTAAATCTCTGAGATAGTTTTCTAATTGTTGTTCTGATGGGTTTGGTATTTCTTTGTATTTGTAAAGAACACGAATTATATCTCCTTCAAATATATCAACAGGGGCAGAAGACAATTCGTCTCCAATCCATGTCATTGTTATTTTTTCATTACACTCTTCATCTTCTTCAAATCTAACATAATCTAATGAATATTCTGTGTAGTTACTTTCATTATCTCTTCTAACCCAAACACTAAAATTATTTTCATCGATCGGCAAAACAATTGTTTGTTTGTCCAATATAAATGTTGGACTGGATTCGACTTTAAAAGATTCCTGCCAAGTGTATTTTGATGTTATTTGCCAATGTTGCGTAATTGAATTTAACGACATTCCTGACTGAGCGAAGGCGTCTGACAATGCTCCAATCGTCCCTTTTCTCTTAAACAAAGGAATCGCTTCTTTTATTTGTCTTCTCCACAATGTCGGGTCATCTGACTTCAAACGTAGATCAAACAAATTAGACAAATACATCAATAAAGATTCGTGTATTGCATTTGAATCATACAAATCAATGATTTGATTGGCGAAATTTTCCAGAATTGTAAATCCACTTCCAACCGCTTGATTTAATCTTTGTGTTGTTTGAGGGGTTAAATCATTATCTGTAAGAAATGTTTTATACATTTCTGGCAAATACTTTTCGAGCAAAGTGTTATATTTTCCCTCTGGTGCAGCATGAGTTGGAATAGAAATGGCTGCTCTTGGATCTCCCACAATATTGAATGGTGTATGTGATGTTAGTTTTGATCCAGCAGGATTTGGAGTCCAAGTCCAGCATAAGAAATAATTTCCTTCTCTAATGCTTCCGTTGGCATCCCATTCAAACTCAAATTGACCTTCAATCAGATCACCATCTTTATCAACAGATTGAAAAAATTGAGAGTTATCTAAATCTGTAGAAAGCCAAGCTGGATATGTTGGAGTTCCAATTACTTCAACAGCACGTCTATCTTTGTAGTAATACGGCATAATCATTGAACTGGAAGATAATTCTTTTTGAAGCTTTTCTACTTTTGAAAGATTTTCTGGCGTTGGGTCTAAACAAGCTACAGCTACAGCTTTATCTAAAGCGTCACGTATGGTTTGATTTTGGATTTTATAGTCATATTCCCCCCAATTTGTTCCAATAAAATTTCTCTCGACATAATACACAGTTGCTGAATCAATCTTATACGGAGTATCAAAACATCCATTCGTATCCGTGGTTTGTATCTTTAGCAAGATCGTATCTGTTGTTCTGGGGTTGTCTGTGAAATTTTTTAGCGTCATAATTACTCGTAAATGAAGTTGATGTCGATTGATCCGGGTCTAACTATTTCAAAGAATCTTGCTGTAACTATTTCTCCAGAATTCGATTCATTGTCAGTGACAAAGTTTGTTTCTGTTCCTTTGATTTCTTTGATATCAGCCAGTTCCTTTATCATATCCGATGATTTCAAGTCTTGACCATAATCCCATTTATTCAATGAGAAGAATGTGTTTATTTTAAGATTGATTCTCTCTTTGATTTCATCTTCAAACTTTCTGTAGAACTTATCAACCAATACATCCAATGCAACATCAACTATAATTACAACTCCATCCCTGATACAAACATGATCTGTAATCATTTTCTTTGATTGAAGTTCTTCTGATAAAGCATTTTTTAATTGGCTGTTTGCTTCAATTAAGTCTTCTGGTGCGTCTAATGCTAAAATGTATAGATCAATGACATTGGCAGCACATCCATATTGTCTTAAAACTGCTTTTGATTTTCCAATCTTACCTTGAAACTCTGTAGTAAATTGATTGCTCACTGTTTCATAATCATCACCAGTGACAGCACGATTCTGAGTTCTTAACCAACTTGGAAGCTTTCTTTTAATGTCTTCAAGAGTATCTCCGGAATACCCGAATTCACCTCTGGTGTAATTTTTGAATGTAACAGTTGATCTAAAGTTGAACCCCGGAACTAAGAAATTTCTCTGAAACTCAATTGATCCGGTCACTATATTTCCAGATGTTCCACCTCCAACTCTGTGCGTTACAGTTATTGAAGAACCATCAGAAGGTATCATTCCAGCTCTGTTGTTTCCAAATATTATAAAAGCACTATAATCTGAATCATATTCTACTCTGAATTCACGTCTCGGTTGTGAATCTGTAAAATAACTAACTGGAATCCAAGGCATTCCATCAACATAAACATTAACAGAATTCCAAATTACAGGATTAGAGCTTATTCGATATGATTGATTCGTTTCACCAGATCCAGCAAGTTGCTGAGAAATGGTTCTGCCTTCTAAGCCAACTAAATTTGTATTTATGAATTGTCCCGCACTAATGAAAATAGGATCATAAAATCTTGGATTGTTTTCTGAATCTGCGGCGAACAATTCAATTGTTTTTGGACCTTCGCTAGTTGAAAAATCAACCAACACAGGAGTTGGAATAACCAGATCTGTTTCTAGTAAATTATTAATCGTTGCCGACCAAAATGATCTTGCTCCGACTGGAGGCTGTGGTCTAAATCCAACAAGAGTCGAAAGTCTGAATGCGTTGTCAACCTCCGTTACCGTGTCTATGAATATTTCATTTGCAATCTGGTCGATCTTAAACGACATTGTATCTGCAATGAATGCCCAATTTTCTATGAGCATTACAGCTAAATCAGATTCTACAAAGTCATTGAAGTTATCAGAAAATCGCTCTTTAATAAAATCAACTAATCTAGCTTTCATAGACCAGAAGTCTTGATTAGTGTAATTTACATTTGTTAATTTTGGCGTTTTGATTAAACTTGAAATGTCATAAGGTGTAACATCAAATGGGCAATTTGCATAATTCATTTATCCCCCGAGTGGTAACTGTAATACAAGAGACTCTACCTGCGATATATTATCAGGATCAACAAATGATATCTTGATCCCCAGTATATTTTCAATCTCATCTCCTTGATCATCTTTATTAAGATCTTCACGATTAAATTTTGAAGTGACTGATATATCAGAAATCACAATACGTGGTTCCCATTTTGTAATTGAGTCTGCAATCATTTGTTTTGCAATTATCTCTAAAGAAGAATCATTCTGTTCAAAAATCAATTTTCTTAAAGGAGTTCCAAAATCCGGCAACATACACCTTTCTCCCGGATTTGTCAAAAGAAGCTGCAATAAATCTGCTTTGATTTGGTCTACACCATTATTTTGTGCCAATAAACCTCTAGTTGTTTTTACTAATGGATATTGTAATCCAAGAAATTTCATAATTTGTTTTCCTTTTATTGTATAGGTATTTATGGAGTTGCTACTGTGTTATTATTAAATGTAATGTCTCCTGATCCAGTATCAATGGTTTCAGTTGACGAACTACATGGAGCATCTTGAGCCGCTGCCATTTTAGATTCATAATCTGGATCACATCCTTCACATTCTCCTACTTGACATTGATTGTACGCTGAAGCAAAAACTCTTTCGCTAACGGATTTTTCCGTCCAGTGAAGAATTCCAGTCAAAGGACAAATTACAGGGCATCGTGCTATAATAACTCCGTAAACACATGGACCTTTACATCCTCCATGTTCTTTTGGCGGACAATCACGACCAGCCATAAGTAGAATTTTATCTTCAGCAAAAAATATGTGATTTTTTCCAGAATATCTAAAATCATCTTCTTCTACAGAACTCATACGTTTCTTAGAAACATAAGTGAATTTGTCTGAAGGATTCTTTTCTTTATCTCCAACTAAAACAATGTCCATGTCATAAGTCTGTCTAATGGCGTGTCCGCCAGCCCGTAAAAACACAATTCCCGGAGTTCCTTTAGGTCTTCCTTGAAATCTGAGAAAATGAGGTCCACGACATTCATCAGATCCACATGAGTTGCATTTTTCATCTGTATTAGGATCTACACATTGAGGATGTAAAATCTGAATAAACTGTTGTTGCGTTTCAACTTGAGAATTATCATCATTAAAACGCATTTCCAATCCATATCCAGATTTAATCTGAATATATGCTTCTGTGGCTTTTGCAACTGGAACTCCACCTTCTTTTCTACACGGAGAACACTGTTCATTAAGATGATCAATCAATCTAATGGCGTGTTTGCTAGTGCTTTCAATGTGAATTCCACGTTTTGGACCAGCTAAATTTGGAGGACAAGCACATATGTTAGGCTCTCCAATTGTGTCATCATTCAATTCAATTTTGTTTCCACTTGCGGACTTCAACTGAATGTAATTCATATCTCCACGAAGTTTTGAGTCCTTTTCAACATCGCTCATGACAAAACTGTGACCAGTCATCGACTTGATGAAAAATACACCAAGGCATTTATCGTTACATCCAAAATTGAAGCTTTCTTTAGATCTTTCCCACACTGGTTTTCCAAATGGTTCTTCTACAGAATCATCCATGACCATTGTGTGTCCGCCAATGGAAAGAAATTGAATGCCAGATTGTGGAAGTTGACATTTGTTGTTTTGAGGAGTTCCCGGACCCTTGTAAGGACGACATTCATTTTCATGTTTAAAGAATTTGTTTGCTCCGCCTTGTGACTTGTA